CGGTAATTGACCCATTGGAACCACCTCCACAAGAAGTATTATATAAACTATAATCCAGTTGTGTACTTGCCTCAACATAAACTTGAGTTGTTTGAGTACATCCTGTATTATCAGTTACAGTAATTGTGTGTTGTCCTGTTGAAACGTTATTGAACGTAACCGCAGATTGTGAAGTATCAAATATATTTACCAATCCATCCAAAGAATAATCAAATGGTGGTTCTCCTCCACTTGATTTTGTAACCGTAATGTACCCATTACTTTGGTTGCAAGTTGTTCCCGTTGTTTCAGTTGAAATTGTGAATGTATTTGTTGTTAACAAAGTAACCTCATCCATATAAAAACATCCTGAAGCATCTTGAACCGAAACCGTATAAGTTCCTGAACTCAAGTTTGAGAATACTTGGTTTGTTTGTGAATTTGCAATGTTTAATGTATTACCATTAGGATAAATTAAAGTATAAATGTATGGTGAGGTACCTCCATTAACCGCAACAGTTATTGAACCTCCACTACTTGAGCACGTTGAACCTTGAGTGGTGATTGTAACTGATGTAATACCATTAGGTGATGTTAATACTGTTCCTTGAGTAAAGGTACATAGTCCCGCATCGGTAACCATAATACTATAACTACCAGGTGATAAACCAGATATACTCCAAGTCGTTGGGTATTGTACTGTCACATCCCCTGTCGATGCAGAATAATAATATGGTGCAGTACCACCCGTAATTTGGATGGTCAATACACCATCGGCAGAAAAACAAGTTGGTTGAGTAACGGTGAAAGCTCCAAATCCAACAGGTGCAACATCAACAATAGTTGCCGACTTTGTTGTAACACATCCATAATAATCTGTGACATCTACAGAATAAACACCAGCAGTCAATCCCGTAACTGTTGACCCTGTGGCACTAGTATTCCAAAGATATGTATAAGGTGGAGTACCTGTAAGTCCTGTAACCATTATCTTACCAATCGGAGTACCATTACAAGCAGAGTTAGGAACGGCATATAATCCATAATTTAATGGACTAGAATCTTCAACAATAAAATTAGATGTTTGAGCGGAACATCCACCCAAATCAACAACTGTCATGTAGTAAGTTCCTGCAGTTAAACTACCAAAAACAACTGTTTGTTGGTTGGTTGTTGCAGATTGTGAAAACGCACCATCACCATGATAAAGATAAAAATCAGTCGATGAATAATCCGAATTTGAACTACCTGTTACGGCACCATTATTAAACCCACATGTAGTATTTTGTACTGATAATATGCTAGTACAAACCCCACTTGAAACAGGTATATTGATATAATATTCACTGTTTGTCGGTAAGGTACTGTCGTTAACCCTAACTGCATATGTTGTGGCACTTAATCCTGTCTTAACTGCAGGTAATGTTGTTACAATGTCAGGTGATAATACAGGACTTAACCATTGTACTGTGTACGGAGGTGTCCCACCTGTCAATAACAAACTTATTGAACCTGAATTAGTGTTTGAACAATCACCTGTTACCGATATGTTATAATTAAATGCTGGCATTATACACTACAATCTATATTAATATTTATCCCAACATTTAATACCACGGTTTCTTGTAAATTTTGCGGTAAACAATTTAAGTTGGTTATGGTTAATTCATTACCATTCAAGAAGTAAGTATATCCGTAATTGTATAACATTGGTAAATAATCAATTAGAGCATTTCTCCATTCAGAATTTGTTGGTACATCATTATAACCATATCCCGAATAAAAAGTCTCTTGTATTAATATATCACCCGCAATTCGTAAGTCAACAAACCATTCAGTCTGAACTGAATTTTGACTACATTGATTTAAAGTCAATCCACTAGATGATAACATATTATTGATTCTGTTTGCCAGAATACTATTGAAGTTTGAAACCGTAATATCCCCGTTTAACCATGGGTATATATTGAAATCAACATATTCAGTACTACATGTGTAATCAAAAATGTTTGAGATAATAAAACATGGGTCAACAGGTACAGGTACAAATTGACAACCTCTTTGTCTTCTATAAACAAACTTTTGTTTGTGTAATACAGAGTTTTCCAATCTAACCCCACCATTCCAAATGGTTGTTGCAGGAACCATCTGTTCCACTAACTTAGTCCAATAAGGACCAATACCGTTCACGTAATCAATTAACTTTTGATAAGTGTACTTGTTGTTAGGTAAACCAACAGTTTGTTCTGATTCGATGTATTTCCACCAAATAGATTGTAATGTAGGATAACCACCCGTCTTACCATCAGAGATGTATTGTCTGTTTCTAGTGTTAATCATATTCTGCCAAAAAGTTTGGGAGAATTCAAAGAACGTTTTCTTCTTAGGCTTTGGGTCAACATATGTCCAATCAACTCCACCAGGCACAGGATAACCAACTGTTAAACCTGATTCAGGAATTGGGTAATCATATCTTCTTGATTGGTCCCAAACATCATAAACAAGACCTTGGGCAGGATTTAAGAATATATCAACGTTCTTAACGTTTAATACCAATTTTTCATTATCAACAAAATAATAGGCATTGTAATCACCTTGAGTAGATACTCTAATTTTATCGTCATCCGCCAACCAAGATTTATTATTATCAACAACTTTTTGAAGTTTAAACCCTTCGGTCATATATGGGAAATCCCTAAATCGATTCAAATAAGTTTGACCATAAGTGAATGGTTGTAATTGTGTTTGAATGTTAAAGTTTTGACCTGTAAAAACATTACCCGTAATAGTAACTTCATCAGGACTTCTGTGTTGTGGAGTTTGCTCATACCAACCAGCTCCAATTTGGAAGAAATAGTTTTCGGTGTTAACAGGAGCATTTGGATAACCTTCAGCGTCTATAGGGTAATCCTCCAACGTTATATTAACATCTTGATAAGTAGAGTTTGTTGTAAATGCGGTATAGATTTGTCCGTAAATACTATAAGTTTGTCCTACCGCGTAAGTCGGCGTTTCTTGAATATAAGTACCTCCAGATATTTGAGCCCATTGTACATAGAATTGGTCTAAGTTAATCTTTTGGTCAGCCAAATAAATGTGTTCATTATACTCAATTAAAGAATCAGGAGCCCCAATTAATCTTAATAAAAATTCAATAGACCTTCTTGTACCTTTCGATTTAAACAAATAAGATGCATTAAGAATTAAATTTCTATAATAAGCATAGTTTAATTCTGTTGGTGTTAAAGCCCTGGCGTATCCAGGATATGTTGGTGTTGATGTATTACCAAAAACCGATGATAAGAAATCTTCATTTGTTATAGGTGAGAAATTAGATGACCATCCAAGTGTTGCAGATAAGTTTACTAATAATTGTGAAGGTATATCGTTTGATGGATTATAGTTCACAGAATTCATGTAAGCTAACCCTTCAATAAATTGTTTTATTTGGTCAAAACTTCTACCATATATTTGAAATATTTTTTCAACCTTTCTACCTAAAGTATCAAATTCTTTCAAAGAATCTGAAACTAAAAATCTTGAAATAAGATTTGTTTTAAATGAATCTAAATTAACCGCAATTGCTTGGATTTGCTCCAAATAAGAATCAAACAAGAAAGAACGAATATCCAAATTCCACGGACCATCTTTTGGCCAAGTAACTTGTTGATAGTCGGTGTACGTTTGACCATATTCATTTTGTTGAGGGACTTGGAACACGGCAGTGTACTCAGGTCTAACCAATCTATTAACCAAGAATTTTTCAACCTCATCAAAATCTTCTTGAAATATTTTATCAACAATATAATCGTTTGGTCTAATCTGATATTCTTGATTTATAGTTGTTGCTGTAGTCCCGAATGGAGAACCTGAAACATAAAACGTGATATCTCCTGAAGATAATGTATCAGAAGGAATAAATGCAAGAACTTTATAAATGTTATCATTAATACTAACACAATAATCTAAATAAGTGTCGTTCAAATTTCTATATTTGGACGTAGTCAATTCTCGTATTGACAAGTTAGTTGTTGCACTAACAGAATAGTCTATATCAAATGGATTTCGTATTCTATCAACATTAACTTTGAAGTACGTCTCATCCGCCTGAACATCGTATACTATATCATAAGCAGTATTACCCGTTATATAATCACCGTTACTAAACTGTATATCTAATGATGCGGGAAAATAATTAATAATTTTTGTAATTGATACCCTGAATCTTTCCGATAAGGAACCGTACATTGAAAAGTTAAGAACTTGAGTAATATCATAATTAGGATAAACTCTAAATTGGGTTGCAAGTATCCTTCTACTCTGTTCAAGACTATCGATATTCATCATATCCAAAGTCATCGGTTCAGAGAACGCCCCTACATTAAATGTTCTATTAACTTTTTCAGTTACCCCCGTTGTAAACTCAAAATTACCCTGCGTAAGTCCTCCGCCCTCAACAGTTTGTAATCCTACAATGTTGTCAGAGAAGGTACCCGCACCACTACCTGGTCTTGGTGGGTAAAAGAATTTAGTATTTTTGGTATTTACCGCCATTAAGATGTTATATTTGTGAAGTTTTTACTGAAGTCAATGTTATTACCTCTACTTTGTCTAACCTCATAAAGTAACGCATTAAATTGGTCTCTAATTTCATACAAGTTGTATTGTCTGTATATGTTATTTTGAGAGTCATAGATAGTATAGATACCATCATCAATTGATTTGGTCTGATTACCATAAAGAGCAATTGCAAGAGATGATATGTCGTATTCAACCATTTCAATTTCCAAAGTGATTGGGTTAAAATATGTGTTTGAAATTATAATGTTTTGATTTGGTTGTCCAATAAACGGTGTCGCATTTGGATTGTTTGTTGGCGATGAAGATGGTGATAATGTCAAGAATATTAAATTCGAATTACCCTCAACATATCTGTATCTAATACTTTTTTGTGTGGTATTTGTTTCATTTGTCACAACAGGTTCACAAAAGAAAGATGATGTAACAACTCTAAAGAAATTTGGTATTTTTGAACCATCAGGATTTAAATACTCAACTCTAAAACCAACAAGTCCTTGTGGAACAAATTTATTTTGATATTGTGTTGGTACATTTGTAACATCTATAATAATACCTTTTACGTTTGGTAATGCATTTAATACACCACAATCAGTAATTCTTGTTCTAATCTGTGCGGGTCTTAAATATAATGTATAAATCCCAAGATTATTAAATTGTTCTGCAGGTAATGTTAAATTGTATAATCCACCCAATACCTCAACACCCGCGTTTCCACCTGTTTGAGTATTGTTGAAGTAAGGCTTAAGAATTGTTTGCGCATCAAGTTGTGTTAAGGTAAAGTTATCCGTAACATCCCTTGATGGTGTGTAATTCATAATAATCTGAACGTCTTCTGGTGAGACATCACTTGGTCGTATTGTGCCGTATGAACCTATTGCCATATCTTTTTATCTTATAAATAGTTTAGTTCTTTTTTTCAACGTTAAAAAATCCATATCCGTAGTTAATCATATCACCTAAATTATCAACTTCTCCCAATCTTTGAATTCTTTCATAAGCAGAATTCTTTCCTCGTTCAACAAAAACATTGGTTTGTATTTGTGGTTGGTCGACCGCCTTAAGTAAAACTTCTTCCTTTGTAATTGGTCTTTGGGTTAAATTATTATCGGTAAATCCTGATGATTGTTCAAAGAATATTGTTGTTCCGTCAATGTAATCATAGTAATCAACCGCATTAATTGTATAGGCAGTAAAAGTTGTTGCGGTATTAGTTATCGCACCCCATATCTGACCATTCTTAATAACAGGAACTCCGACTTGGAATTTGTATGGTCCATACATCGCCAACTCATTAAGTTTTGATTTTGTTAATCCTGAAACCGTGAATGGAACCGTTGTAAAATTATTTGATGTTTGAGCTGATACCACATTGACAGCATCACCTGAAAATATGTAATTATAACTTATTGGTGTTTCAAACCAATTACCACCTGCGGGAATAAAAAACGCCTCCCCATTTGGATTATTAGGAACAACATTAACATAAGGTGTTGTCACAGTTTTTGAAACTTTTGTGACGCCCCATGGATTAGTTTGTTTTAATGTAATAGTATATTGAGCATTTGCAACAGGATAAGTGTGTACAATTGAATTTGGTGTGTATGTGGTTATTGTTTGTTCAGGACTACCGTCTCCCCAATTAATTTTATATGATGATAAATCAAGGAATTTTTGAAACTCACTTGATGTATTATAGACATTATAAACATATGGGTCGGCAGTTGTTGACGAAAATATGAAATTAGCAACAACATCTTTTTGTAATACCGCACCATCAAACGGACTATAGTATCCAAAATCAACGGCTGTTTGTCTAATCAATATTGGAATGGTTAATCCCGTTAAAGTCGAACTTCCATTTGGTCCCGCACTTAATACTTGGGTCATGGCCGAATAAACACCAGTTGTTTCACCAGTATAACTTGGCCCAACATTTTCACCCTTTAGGTTAACCGTAAAGATATCCCCTTTAATTGTTTCGGGTGATATTATAATATTATAAAAATCTTCCATTATGGATTAACATATTCATACCATTTTATGGGTACTAAGGTACCCGCTCTCTGACCATCATTAAGATATAATGTTTGGTTTGGATTCATATTAAACACTTGGTATTCATGTTTATCATAATCAAGATGAACCCTGTAATAAAAATATTGTGAATTATCAAAAACATATTTATTTCCTGATAAGGATGATTGTGGCATATTCATCATTTTAACAAACACACCTTGTTTTGCATCATAAAACTTTGCAGTCATATAAAACGTACTGATATCCAAAAATGTTCTTTTCTTTAACCAATAAATGAAAAACCCTTCTTTATCACCAACATAATCCAAAACAAAATATGGTTTTTTGATTGTGACAGGCGTTGTTTGCATAATCGCATCCATCTTTAACCCCTGTTGTGTTGGGATGATAATTGTCACATAATTTTTTTGTCTTTTTTCATCAAAATTATCATACAAATCCAACTTAAAAAACGAATTTGTAAAATTATTTGTGTAGTAATATATTTCTTGTGTTGTAAAACCTTCGGCAATATAGTTGTTCTTCCAATTAACTTCATCATCTAAACTACCACCAGAAAAAAAGTTAAACTCGTATTTGATATCTGTTGGGTCAGTTGTTGTTCCTGTTAATGGTGAATGTGCAAATCGTGTAACCTCAAAATCTCTACCCGTACCGATAACCTCAGTTATTATTTTAGTTTCATATTCATCAATACTTTGGTCCAAGCCAAGATAATCCCAAGTAAATTGAATTGGGACTGTAAGTACTTGGTCAGTTAGACCATTTTTTTGAATTGTTATTTTATTCACACTCATCAAATAATGGTTTTATTGGATATTGAACTCCAAGTGTATTATAGTTTATTCCTTCAGGTATTAATCTAAATACCGATTCTTTAAAAGGATATTGGGCACTGTTAAGGAATGGGTAATCCACACCTCTATCAAGATTGTCCTTGAATCCATAACTATATAAATCTCTCCACCTAAACTGTTGGTCTGAAGAAGAATAAAATGAATAAAAAGGTACGTTATCAACTTCCCCAACATTTGCAGTTTCAACATAATCTGAAAAAACTCTGATGGTCATTGATGTGTGTGGGTTATAATAGTATCCAGGGCTATTTGTATCGTAAGTAGTAGTTGTCTGAAATACGTTTTGGTTGTAATTTATTTTTTGATAGTATGGTGAAACAACTCTTTCAATTTGGTCATAGTCGTTCCATTCACAAAAATCACCGTCAACTAAATCACCGATGTTTAAATTTTTGTTATAATAAAATGTTTTGGTTGCACCGTTTGTTAATGTATAGTTTTCTGTTTGAATGTTTGTGTCAGAATCATTATTAGTTAAATCCCACCAAGCACTAACAGGTGAAGTCAAATTAAACTCCCAACCTTGTTTTAAACCAATCCCGTTATTTGGTTGATTAAAGTAACCTGTATATCCCTTATTAATTATTGTCAGAAACAATTCACTAACAGGACGTTTTTGATTATCTAAAACACCATTCAAATTCAAATCATAATTTGTTGTAATATTATAAGAATTACTACTTGTTTTTTGAGAAATTCTTGAAACTTGATTTGGAGTTATTGAACTGTATTCAAACTTTCTCTCTTCACTAAACACATTTTTTTCAAATCCGTTTTTAGTTATAATAGTTCCATCAATATCACTTAATATTTTATGTTCCCTAATATAATATTTAGATTTTGTTTCTAAAATGTTATCGGGGTTGACGACTCTTTTAAATGTTCCCGTAACACTATTTGCAAAAGTTGTTCCTGTATACCCAAAATTATATATATTGAATATATAAACTTCACTATCAAATTCATTATTACCTAATGAATAAACTTGGAATAAATTTGTTTGATTGTAAAAGAAAGATAATTCAACATACTCACCAACAGTTAACCCGTGTGGTGCAACACATTGGAATCTTATAACATTGCTACCGTTCTGTGTTCCGTTATAGATTGAGAATGGTATACCTTCTGAGGCAATCCAATTAAATGAACTATTATTTAATTCGTAAGATAATTTTTTATCGTAATTGTTACTATAGGCATAACTTATATAATAAGTCCAATTATACGTATAAGCACTTTTTGCCCTATATTCTATATGTTGGTCAGATATGTAAGGTCTATAAAAATCAAACTCATAATATTGAGGATAACCTTTCCATAAACCACTAACTGAAGACTGTTCAGGTTCTACATAATATAAAGTATTTTTAAAGGGTACATATTGCGTGGTTCCTGTATAGGTATTTGCATACAAATAATTAACTTTAAATGTAGGTCTGAAAGTACTACTACTTTGTCTTTCATCGTCGAATACTTGAGCAAGGTTAATACTTTGACTTCTATCATATTCAACAATTTGTTGTGCTTGCTGTTCTAATGTGATAGAAATTTCTTGGTCAACAAAAGGCGCTGACTTATACTCCTGACTACTCGGTATGATAGTATACTTATTCACTTACAGAATATTTAGTTTTGAATTTATCTAATGCCGTTTGACCTTTTATAATACCAAAATAAAAATGGAATGGAGCACTAACCAAAAATTTACTTGATGGAACTCCCGCCATACTATACGAATAACCACCATTCGAATTAACATTAAAAATATATCCTCTTTGGTATATATCATTAGTGTTATTAGACCCAACAAAATAAGTCGGTTGGTTAACACTTCTTCTATCTAAAGACTGATAATTAAATCCAAAAATACCACTAACATTAACATTTGAATCTTGATTTGTTTTCCAATTATTATATTGTGAACCAAAAATATTTTGAATATATTGTTGGTCTATTGCCCACTGATAGAATGGTACATATTGTGACTTAATTCCGTATGGATATGTAATCGCATTACCTGTGTTTGTTGGTCTAAAATTAATAACCCCTGGTGTTAAAAAATCTTTATTCTGTAAATCGACCGTAGTTGAAGAAAAGAAAACCCCCATGGTTTGTGAATCATTTGACCCCAAAATTACCACAGGGTCAGTAATAGAACCTGTTGCAACATAAAATTCAGGTGAAAATGGAATCACACCATACTCTGAATTAATTGACATACTTTGAGCTAAGTCACCATCAATTCTTTTATCATCACGAGTAAATAACATGTTTAAACTATTATCTTTATTAATTGGTAGTTGTTGTAAAAAACTACTATTTGAAATTCTAGATATAACAAATAAATTAACTAAGTCGGATGTATCAGAATAACTCGTTGGATTTAAAGTGTTCATTATATACGCCTTCGCAGATGCGTCATAAGTAATTTCTTGATAAACGGAGTCTTTCATTCCTAAATTAACTATGGTTGTTGGGAATAATAAATTTCTTTCGTTTGTAGGTTTCACAAGTCCATTAGTTGGTCTACCAATAAATCTTTCTTGAGTTGTTCCTGACAAATAAGGTGAAGACCTATAATAAAAATTATTAGTTTTATCATCAAAATATACTAATTCTTTAGGAAATTCTGGTGGTAATGGTTGATTTTTATCGTTAAAGTAAGTATCAACTTGTATTGGGAATGTGAATAATGAACCATTTACCCAATTATTGGTAAACGTTTGAGATAGAACTCCCCTACATAAACCATAGAAGAATCTAAATCTATATCCCCACTCACTAAAATTCTCAATATCCTGTTTAAGAGTACTCAAGGGCTTTTCTACGAAAACATAACACCCATTTTCAACTGCATCGCTAGCAGTACAATTTTGATTTACCCCAAAAGTGTTACCATATCCTTGGTAACAATTCAATCCAACCATATTCTCGCAACTACCTAAAGTGTTTAAGACATTACTCGATGCCAACTGACCTTCAATATCAGGAGTGACCTCAGACGCTCCAGTCGAGTATCCAGGTGTTACATATGTTATATCGTTTTCACCCAAAATATACACCGCGAATCCAAGATTTTGTTGTAATAAACTAGCATTACCATCTAAATTACCACTGTCTATATAATCGGATGATGGTAACCTGTCAGTTCTCATAATATTTCTTGAGGAGTCTGTAATATTTAATTGACTTGAGCCAATTAAAGATGGATATAAAATAGGACTAAAATAAGTTGTGTTGAATGGACTATAACTTATATCAGTATATGGTAATGTTGTTGTATTTGCGGGGTATACAGTTAGAGGATTACCGAACAATATAGCACCACCAGATAAATCTTCAGCAGTGTCATAATCATTTACAGAAACCGCACTTTCATAATATACGTTTGATGTTTTAGTTGAAACACCATCAGATGTACCATACGTAGGTGTTTGATTTACATAAGATGAAGAAAAAAATGTGTTGTTATTTGCAACAGTTATTGTTCTTAATGTCGATATACCATCTAAAGCACCATAATATCCAACATTACTTGTAGTATATGACGAATATTGTAAACCTGGTACGGTACTACCTAAAATTCCAGGATTGTAAAAATAAGATTGAAAATAAATATCGTTTTGATTATAATGTTGTTGTATCGATGTTGGTGAGTTTAAAGGTATTTGTTGTATTGGTACATTTAATCTTGTTGATGCCGTAAACGTCCAATTAGGGTCACTATCATTGGTACCAAATATATTACCAATTGAATACTTGTTTGTCAATTTTGGAGAATATGGGTCAACCCCTCTTTGTAGTATTAAAATCACTTGATTAGTAAAATCATCAAAATAATCCGTAGGGTTTAAAGTAAGTGTACTTTCTAAAGTACTAGCATCTGATGGGTAACCTATAATTTGTTTTTCATAATTCTCTATAATACTATTTTGTCTTAAAACTCCCTCAAAGAATCCACCTGAACTTGCCGAATTTGGAACAATAGGTATTGTTACTCCGTTAACTGTTGTGGTGGTTATAGTTACCGCAGTCAATACTTGATAGTATTCGATGTCCGATGGATACAAATACCTTTGACATGTATCACCACTATTTGTAATACTAAACCCAGCAGTACCCACTAATGATGTAATGTTAATACAATTGTCATTAGTAATTGTTTGACTACCCAAATTAATCGCATTATATGTTACACTAACATTATCACAATCACTATAAATTATTGTTCCCAAACTTGTCACGTCAACCGTAACACTACTAACACAAGTTACCGAAGCATTTGATGGAATCGTGTATACTGTGGTTAAGGTATTGTTAGTATTATTTGGGTCTGCGTAATTAACATTAACCGTAAATTGATTTGTCTGTAGTCTACCATTAATACCATTTACAACACCACCAGTGGTTTGTCCTGTCCATAAGTAATTTTTATCAGTACTTTTGGCAGGGTCAACAAATGTCAACAAAGTTCCAGGTGTTAAATTACTAGTGGCTAATACCGTTAACGTATTATCGTAATGGTAAGTTGTATTTATGTCAGATGCAAAAGTTACTTTAATTTTATTATTACCTTCAAAATATTTATTTCTTGTATTAAATACATTAATTCTTTCCCCTATAGGTAAAGTTTGTTTTTGAATTGATGAGTAAAACCCAATTGATGTACTTTTAGCACATTTAAATACTCTAGGGTTATTAGGAGATACACTTGATGTTGACATTGCTTGTGCAATTGTATCGACATAATTTGAATTAACAAATTGTTGTTCGATTTTATTAACATATAATTGAGGATTAGAAACTTGACTAAGTATCCCAGATTCGGGTACCACAACGGGTGTTGTTATATTACCAGAATTATTATTATTCGTAGTCGTTCCACAATCACAAGCCTGACATTCAGGATATGTAATCATAGGTAATTTAATTGGTCCAAGTTCATTTTCTTTAGAAAGAAAAAGATTTGCTAAGGCAGCAACTGTGTGATAAGCAATTAATAATATAACTCCAACATACTGAATAATTGTAAATAAAATTGAAAATAAAAAATATATTAAGTCAAAGTTTCTGAACCCCTCATTAACAGGGAATTTATTAATTGTATTTTCACAATCTTGATTATCAATTTCTTTAATACCAATAAACCTACCTCGACCACCGTTTTTAAACTCGTCAATTAATCCCGCAACAGTATACACTCGATTATATTCAAATTGATAAAACGTATCATTACAATTAATTGCATCGTTAGTATTAGTATAACCCGACCAATCCAATCCAAAATAATATGAACCCGCCAATTTTGCTTTAACAGATGCAACATTTGAATAATTTGGGTCTATATTAACATTCGACCATCCGTATTCTTTAACATTAGGAACCAAATAATAAGGTCGTCTTGTTTGTTCAGTTAATGCGGTTGGTTGAGTCCATTTAATTTTAAATCTATATTTGGCTTTAGTTGGTATACCAACTGTTGGGTCGTTTGATAATACTTTTTCACCAAATTCATTGGTAATATAATAATCCAAATTCATTGGTAATTCAGTTAACCAAACTCCGTCACCATCAATAATATTACCAGCTTGTTCTAATTCGTATTGTTCCAAGATGGGATTACCATCACTACCTTGTTGTATTGTTTGACGAATTGCAATTATTTGACCTGGTCCTGATTGAAGCGAACATAGATTACCCATATCATCTTTAGGTTTTGCACTTCTTCGAACCCTCATACTATCAGATGTAGAATAGATTGAACCCATAAAGACCGATGTTGGTTGTATATCAACATTTGCATTATCTCTTAAATCAAAATCAAGTCGATTAATTGCTATATCGCAAACTCCAGGGTCTCCCCATAATGGAGATATTTCCAAATTCTTAACCAAATTAATAATTTGCGGTAATGAATTAATATCGTTTGAAGTTCTAAATCGGTTTCCAGCAACTTGAGATTCTGTCGCCAACCCCATTCTAATCAAATCTTGAGGTGTTAATGAAAACTCACCAATATCAGATAAATCAACATCCATCACAACGGTTTGATAACCAAGTGGAACACCCATAATCATGTAGTCACCACTATCATTTGTCTTTGCCGTGAACTTATAATATTTGTCAAATATTTCAACTGCCGTCGTACCTGTTAAAGCATCCAATCTTGATGGTAATGTACCTGTGGCTGCGTGAGCAGAATATGATTTTTCGTAAGGTAATAAATTATATCTGTATCCATCTTCATTTTTATCCGTTGGAGACTTGTATGGATATATACTTGAAATAATTGGGTTAGACTCGTCAATAGTCGTAATTGGGATAAATATTGACACTCTTGCATTAGGCAATCCAAATCCATTGTTGGCGGTTATTCTACCAACAAGAACTCCATAGTCCGAACAACTTCTTGTATAGACATCCTCTTGTTGTAGTTTTAAAGATAAAATCTCTAATTGTTCAAACTCTTGGTCTAATTGTACGTTGATTGTTTTGGTTACACCTAATTCAGTCCTTATTCTATATGATTGACCCATTAATTTCTTTAATTAATAAATAGTTTATGCAGGATTTTTAAAGTGAACCCACACAATTAAATAATAATCTAAAGAAAAAATAAATAAACTTGTTAAGAGAAAGTAATTGATTGGAAATTCTTAACTGAAACTCGGATATCTTTACCAGGATATCTGATTTGATAAACCTGAGATGGTTGGGCAAAAATTGTATCATCAACAGGTGCAATCATTTTAAGTGCAGGGTCTGAATATTCCATAGACGTTTCTGCCGATGAGTATTGTCCCCCAACTTCATTAAACACATCTAAACCAGCAACCGTTAATACTCCATTCGTATTTTGGATAATACTTCTAATTTCCGATAGATATACGTTCTGACCTAATTGTCTTGTTTGTGGGTTAAAATACGCAGATACTTTATCAATAACACTTGAAATAACTTGTCCTGAATTTTGAGCCGAGTCCAAAACAATCGAAACATCAACACTCAAGTCAATAACCTCAGCACTGAATATCGAAATGTAGTCATTCATCATTCGGTAGTTTGATAGGTAATTTGCAATGTTTTGTCTCAAAGTATTTGAAACAATATTGGTTAATTTACCTGACGTATCATAAGATAATATTTGAATTAAAATCTTATTGTCATTTTCAGTGATTGATACCTTTGCAGGTGCTCCAAACTGAGCTGGCATGTTTCTAATAATTGATTCGTAATCTTGTACTGTTACCGCTCTCTTTTGAGCCGCAAAGTTAAACGATACATAATTTCTAATTTCCTCTAACGATGGGATACCCGCACCACCTACAGCAGCAGTTACGTTAACACATCTTAATGAGTTGATTACTGCTGAGTTTGTAGTTTCTGAAGGACCATTAACAAAGAAAGATACCGTACCAATCTGATTGATTACGTTAGTTCCCAAGTTTGTTGCCAAACCACCACCAACTCTGTACTGAATGAACAATGTTGAATTAGGTGTTAGTGTTGAACCTAATGAGAAGTTGTTTGAATATTTTTGTAATTCTAATGTCGTACCTAAAGTTGTAAATTGATTCAATTGGTCTTGAGCCGTATTGGTACCTCCACCAAAAGTCATTTTCTTAAATCCTTCAGGAGTATATTCGGTAATGAATCTATTTTGAGTTTGGATGTATCTACCTACTTTAATACCAGGTTGGTCTGAAACTTTGGTAGGGTCTTCAATAAACACTCTGTCCTCAGCTAAAGCATCCACTTCGTACCATCTATTCTCCGCACCTAAAAATTCTGCAGTGGTTGGTATGTTGGTATACTGAGTACCGTTCTTTAATAACACACTTGTAATTCCCAAAACATTCTTTTCAGGTAAGAATAACTCAAAGAATGGTTTAACATCATTTGCACTGATAACTCTTTTAAAAACTTTAGTAATACCATTAACAACAATTTCTCTTTTTGTAATCGTATAATTAACAAGTATCCCATTTGAATTAAAGTTAGGTATCTTCAATCTATTCGGAAAACCTTGAGCGTTGTATGGTGATGCGAAATCAATATCATAAACATTTTCAAATACCACACCAGCGCCAACAACTTGTGAACCTCTTAGTAAGGTACCAAGATATCTTTCATCTTCTTTATCACCAAACGCAGGAACTGTAACTGAAAAATCAACTAATGCAACTGATGGTCTTTGACCTGGCAATTTTAAACCATAAGTTCGGGCTATGTTGTAAATGGAAGACCTTTGTTGCGCATATTGTAATACTGTCTCTTGAACACTTCGGTCAATGTTATAATGTAAGTTGTCAGCAATTGCTGCATTCAAATCGATAAATACTGAGAATACCGATGCGTCATTAAAATCCTGAATTAAGTCAGGATAATATGTTCTTGTGTAATTTAAGAGTTCAGTTCTAATTGACTGATAATCTCTGGTAGCGTACGATATTCTATTATTTGCCATTTATATTAAATATTGATAATCACAAAATCACTCTGTCCGTATGTTGACCCATTTGTTGAGTAATCTAATCTTATTTTTGCAGTATATTCAGATGTTCCTTTACCAGGAAATCTATAAACTGATGATTCGCTTGTTCCCGCTAAGTTTTGTCCTGTTGCGATATCAACTTCTTCTTGAACATCCGCTGGTGTTATACTTAAACTATTAACTAACAAGTTTGGCATGAACGTTTCAATCGCATCTCTGATGTCAGATTCAATAGCGTTAAAGGTTAATCCATCAAATGGTTCAAAAAGAAATTCATATAATCTTGTACCAAATTGAGGTAAAAAATATCTTGAACCTTTTCTTGTTAATAATAGGTGTATTAAATCGGCCTTAATTTCCTGAGACTCTAATTCGGTAAGTTCTAAGTAGTCACCTCGTCTAGAATCCCTAAAGGGAAAATTTATACCATAAGTAATTCCATTTGCCATAACAATAAATATAATACTATCTATTTTTCTTTAAATAGATTAAAAATGAAAAATCCCGATTGTGTCGGGATTTTCAAATTAGGAACTACATCCAAAACATTCAAAAGGACTATCTTCAGGTTTTTGTGTTAATTCATGTATTTCAACTTTTGGTGTTTCAACTTTAACTTTAGGTTGTGATATTTTTGAAACATCAACTGCCAAGTGTTTAGCTCCTGTTGAAATTGCTTTAGTTCTAACATAATAACATAAAGTCTTCAATCCTTTTTCCCATGAGTGGAAATGTGATGAGGTAATCTTAGACAATGTTGGGTTAGCCATATAGATATTCATTGATTGTGATTGGTCGATAAATGGTGCTCTATCCGCCACCATGTTAATCAATTCTCTCTGTGAAATTTCCCAAATTGTTTTGTACTTACTAATCAAGTGTTCAATACGTTTAACTTTCTTAGTATAGTTTTTATCCTCAGTATCAAGATGATTATTGAAATTGATGTTTTGAACTGAACCTTCATTTAAGATGATTTCATTTTTCAAATCTTCACTCCAAATTCCAATCTTTTCAAAGTCGTTAATTAAGTATTTGTTTACAATCATGATTTCACCACCAACTACTCTTCGGTTAAAGATTGCCGAATGTGCTGGTTCTGTCATCTCATATGAACCTGTAATCTTAGCTGAAGACGCCACAGGCATCTGAGCTGTGAATAATGAGTTACATACCCCATGGTTAGATACTTCTAACTTAAGACTATCCCAATCCCATAAACCACCTAATCCTTCATAATCTAATCCCCACATATCAAATTGGAATATACCTTTTGACATTGGTGAACCTTCAAAGTGAGCATAAGGTTTATATTCACCTGACTTACACAACTCCATACTTTCAGTAATCGCCGCAAAATAGATTGTTTCAAAAATCATTTTATTCAATTTCTTAGCTTCTTCAGATGTGAAGATGTAATCCATCAAATAGAATACGTCAGCCAATCCTTGAGTACCAATCGCAATTG